GATCAAAAGCTGCTAATCGTAGAAAATCATACTGCGCTAGATCACTAGGACAATTAAAACGGTCATCAGCAAAAACTCGTAACGATCCTAATTCTCGTATCCGTCAGGCACGAAGAAGATGGAAATGTTAGATCGATTTATCTATAGATTTTTTGGTTCTCTAGATAATTTTTTCAATTACATTAGCCATCTTTTTAAAAGGAGAAGAAATGAGAAGAGCAATACTAGACGCACTAAGAGCTAGATACGAAGCTGATATTGCAGAAGCAGATGCAACTGCAAATATCTTTTTAGATAACTCAGTAGGTATCGGAGAACATCCACAACACATAGAAGAAGTTAATAAACAAATAGAAAAAATAGCTGCGGCAAAAGAGAAGATAGATGTTTTAGATCAGTTTGAACCAGAAAGAGGAGAAACACTATAATGGATTTTGTAGAGAAAATAAGAAGAGTAATTAAAATGAGACACGATGATGTCGTAGTTGCAATGACTAATGGTAATGTTGACAGCATGGAAAAATACCAGTATATGTTAGGACAAATACGAACTTATCAGTATTTATTACAGGAAATATCCACCCTGCTAAAAACAAAGGAGCAAAATGACGAACAAGGAACAATTATCAGCATCAAACCAAAAGATAGTTCTACCAAATAAAGAACTAGTTGGTGTTGGAAAAGAAAATAAAAAAGAAATAGACGAATCATCAAAACTTCCAGAACCGACAGGTTGGAGGATTTTAGTTTTACCTTTTAAACAAAAAGAAAAAACTAAAGGTGGTTTAATACTAGCAGACGAAACAGTAGAACGATCACAAGTAGCATCAACTTGTGGATTAGTTTTAAGAATGGGTCCACACTGCTATGATAAAGAAAGATATCCAGAAGGACCTTGGTGTAAAAAAGGTGATTGGATTATCTTTGCAAGATATGCTGGATCACGAATTAAAATAGATGGGGGTGAGATAAGACTTTTGAATGATGATGAAGTTTTAGCAACCGTGGAAAACCCTGAAGATATATTCCACGAATTTTAACAATCATAGGAGATACTATGCAAGAAGAAGAAAATAAAGTAGTTGATATCGACACATCTGGTCCGGGTGCAGAGGTACAATTACCAGAAGAAAAAACAGAAGGGGTTGTAGAACAACCAACAGAGGACAAAACATATGAAAATGAACGTGAAACAAAACTTGAAGACGGTGGTATCGCCGGCGACTCATCTGAGAAACCTGTGGAGCAGTCTGATGTTCAAGCAAGTGATAAACAAGAAGACAACAGTAAACAAATTGAAGAGTATTCTGAAGGCGTTAAAAAGCGAATAGCTAAATTAACGAAAAGAATGCGTGAAGCTGAAAGACAAAAAGAAGAAGCTTTACGTTTTGCTGATAGTATTAAAAGGGAAAGAGACCAATTTAAAACTACAGCAGATTCTTTAGATAAAAATTATGTTGCAGAAATGGAAGGAAGAATCACTTCTTCTATTGCAGCGGCTCAAGAAAAATTAAGAGCTGCTAGACAGAATGAAGATTCTAAAGCTGAGACAGAAGCTTTAGCCTCTATTTCTCAACTTGGTTATGAACAAGGTAAATTAGCTGAGTTAAAAACTCAACATCAAATGCAGGAAACTGCAGCTAAAGAAACACTTGTACAACAACCATTATATCAACAACCACGACAACAGGCTCAAACTCCACCTGATCCAAGGGCAGAGGACTGGGCTAGTGATAATGAGTGGTTTGGTAAGGATAGTGCAATGACGTATACAGCGTTCGATTTACACAGAAAACTTACCGAAGAAGAAGGAATTGATCCTAGGTCAGAAGAATATTATGAGGAAATCGACAAAAGAATTAGGTTGGAATTTCCACATAAATTTGATAAACCTATGAACAAACCGGTTAGTAAACCTACACAAACCGTTGCCTCTGCAACGCGTAGTTCAAAGACTAGTCGTAAATCAGTGAGACTCACATCATCTCAAGTAGCAATTGCTAAAAAATTAGGTGTGCCACTAGAAGAATATGCGAAACAACTTATGAACACGAAGGAGGTATAGGCATATGGAAAAGAAACAACCAACTCGTGCGAGCCAAACAAATAAAAGTGATTCAACAAAAGTTGAGACACAAGCAAAAACGGTAGCTCCAAAAGAGAGACCAAAAGTTTGGACTCCACCATCGTACTTAGATACGCCCAACGCGCCAAATGGATATAGACACAGATGGGTCAGGGTAGAAATCCAAGGATTCACTGATACAAAAAACATACAAGGACGCTTAAGATCCGGGTATGAATTAGTAAGATCAGATGAATATCCAGAAGAGGACTTTCCAACTATCGCAGATGGCAAGTACGCAGGGGTTATCGGGCACGGAGGCCTTGTGCTGACAAGGGTACCAGAGGAGATCGCGCAGCAAAGAACTGAATACTATGCTAAACAAGCACAGGAACAGCAGGCTGCAATAGACGCCGATCTTGCAAAGGAACAGCATAAGAGTATGCCTATCAATGTTGATAGAGATACTCGTGTAACCTTCGGTGGTTCAAAGAAAAGTTAATTTTTTAACAATTCCGAAACCAGCGAATTAACCGTACTGGAGGCCCTTAGGGGCAGGTACATTTAAGGAGAAAACGTATGGCTAACGCGTCAACAACTGGGTTCGGTTTTAGACCCATTAAAAAAGTTGGTCAGTCTGACAATGTCGGTGCTCTTACAGAGTACAGCGTTGCAGCTTCTTCTGCTTTAATTTCGCACGCAGCAATGGTGCAATTAACTGCAGATGGAGTTGTTCTCGCTTCAGGTAACACAGATGCAAACAATCTGGGTACACTGAACGGCGTTTTCTACACTGACGCTACAACTAGTAAACCAACGTTCAGCAACTATTCACCAGCAAGTAACACTGCTACTGATATCGTTGCTTTCGTAAATGACGACCCAAGACAGGTTTATGAAATCATGTCTGCGGACACTGCATTCAACCAAAATGAAGTTGGTGGATGTGCTGACCAAGTCGTAAGTGCTGGAACGTCACCACTGTTTATTTCGAAATCAAAAATTTCGGCTACAACAAGTGCGTCTATCGCTCAACTTAAAATCCTAGGTGTTTCTAGAGATCCTGATCATTCTGATACAACTGTAGAGGGCTTTGCTCTTAGAGTTATTATCAATGAGCACATTCTTGGAAACAACGTGGCAGGTATATAAGGAGTAATTAAATTATGGCTATATCACGTAATCAACTAGTTAAAGAACTAGAGCCAGGTTTGAATGCCTTATTCGGCCTGGAGTATAAACAGTATGAACAAGAACATGCTGAAATATACACAACTGAGTCATCTGACAGAGCTTTTGAAGAAGAAGTTATGTTATCAGGTTTCGCTCAAGCACAAGTTAAACCAGAAGGTTCTGGGATAACTTACGACAATGCTCAAGAAACTTTTACAGCTAGATACACTCACGAGACAATCGCTCTTGGGTTTGCTATCACTGAGGAAGCTATTGAGGATAATTTGTATGACAGACTTGCGTCTAGATATACAAAAGCTTTAGCAAGATCTATGGCTCAAACTAAACAAGTTAAAGCAGCTGCACCATTAAATAATGGTTTACCTGGAGGTAGTTTTACTTCTGGTGATGGTGTAACTCTTTTCAACACAGCTCACCCAACTATTTCTGCAAGTTTCAGTAATACATTGGCGACACCTGCGGACTTAAACGAAACTTCATTAGAACAAGCAATGATTGATATCGCTGCTCTTACTGATGAAAGAGGTTTAAAGATCGCTGCGAAAGCTGTGAAGATGATCATTCCATCTGCACTACAATTCACTGCTGAAAGACTTATGAAGTCTTCACAAAGAGTTGGAACTGCTGATAATGATATTAACGCACTTGTATCTATGGGAATGGTTCCTGGTGGATACACAGTTAACCACTATTTAACTGACACAGATGCGTTCTATATCACTACAGACGTGCCTAACGGAATGAAGCATATGGAAAGAGCTCCATTGACTACTAAAATGGAAGGCGATTTCGATACTGGAAACGTAAGATACAAAGCTAGAGAAAGATACGTATTTGGCGTATCAGACCCTAGAGGTATTTTTGCATCACCAGGTGCTTAATCAATAATTTTGTGGCGGGACATAGTTCCGCCACAATCACTATATAGAAAGACAAAACCATGAAAAAATTCCTTGTAAACATATACGCATACGATCATCACGCTAAATTTGAAGTAGATTCTAATGATGACCCTGTTTCACTAGAACAATCAATAGTTGACAAACTAGGAGAAAAGAGTATAAGTTGGGAATCATCGGGAATGTTTTCGGACAGACCTTATCGAATAACTTATGAGGAAGTTAGTAATGATACAAGACCTATACAAAGCAAAAAGGTCCTTGGAGTTGAAGTGGGAACAGGAGCATCTGGACAATAACAGATATACTCTTGAGATGGTTAGAATTGACGATAAAGTCAAAGAGATCATCACAAAGATTAAGCTAGAAGAAGCTCAAATCGCCCATAGACAGAGCACAGTTGAAGGTTCTGCTCC